CGCCAGAACCGCACCTTCCGCCGTCTGAACGAGCTGTATGCCCGTACTGATCAGGTCGGCTTCCTGACCACCCAGCGTGTGGATGGCAAGCTGATCCTGCCGGAAGCCGTACAGCTTCTGCAGATGGCACCGCAGGGCTAAGAAAGCCAGGAAAGGAGGAGCCGGTTATGGCACTGATCCCGCTATACGAAGCGAAGACCTATCTCCGGGTAGACAGCAGCGATGAAGATGCCTTAATCGGCATCCTTTTATCTTCTGCGGAGCAGATGTGCAAGGATGTGGGCCGTTTATCGGAAGACCAGTGGGAGGCAGTCAATGCCGCTGATCGGGATGCCGAGAACGGAGTACAGCCTACAAGGGAACTGGAAGCCCTGCGCAGCACCTGCCGTGTGGCGATTCTGTATGCACTGGGGTATCTCTATGAGCACCGGGACGAAGCCGACCATCACCAGCTGATGCTGACGCTTCGTTCCATTCTGTTTGCTGTGAGGGAGGGGGTGTTCTGATGATCGAGAAGCTGAATGAGCGGATCACGATCGAGAAAAGCACGGTTGTGACCGATAAGGTCGGAAACCATCGGAACACATGGGAGAAATATTTCACCTGCTTTGCCTACGCTTCGACCTATCAGGCGCAGGAAGAAGAGGGTGAGGTCATAGCCGAGCAGAAGAGTGTGGTGTTCACGGTCCGCTGGTGCAGTGAGACGAGAGGCCTGACTTCCACTGGCTACCGCATCCGTTTCCGGGAGCAGCTCTACAATATCGAATCCGTTGACCCGATGAATTTCCAGAAGAACGCTGAAGATTCATTGCCGTTTGGAAAGGAGGCAGCCGGATGAGCAGAACTGTCAACATCGATGAAATGGCAGATGCCATCAATGAGGGCTTGAAAGAGTATGCGACCCTTGCCTCCACCGAGGTCAAGAAAGCTGTCCGTAAATCTGCCAAGACCGTCAAGGAGCAGATTCAGTCCGGCGCACCGTCCAGAACCGGGCGGTACAAGGAAAGCTGGGTAGCGACCAAACAGTCGGAATCCAGCCAGAGCCTTCAGATGGTGGTGCATTCCAAGAACCGCTACCAGCTGGCACATCTGCTGGAAAAGGGTCATGCCAAGCGCGGCGGCGGTCGTGTGGCAGGAAGACCCCATATTGCTCCGGCAGAACAGGCCGGTATCGAGCAGCTCCAGTCCCTTATCGAAAAGGCACTGAAGTGAGGAGAAACCAATGACCCACGAAGAAGTAAAAGCTCTGGTGGAGGAAATGGGGCTTCCTTATGCGTATGACCATTTCGCAGAAGGGGAGAGTCCTGATCCACCGTTTATCTGCTTCCTGTATCCGAAAGCCGAGAATTTCGGCGCAGATAACCTTGTGTACCACCATTTCAACCGGCTGGACATCGAGGTGTACACCGATTACAAAGACCCGGATATGGAAGCAACTATTGAAGAAGTCCTGACCGCACACGAACTCTACTATGAGAAAAGCGAGGTCTGGATCGAAACCGAAAAAATGTATGAAGTCCTGTATGAGCTGACTGTGTGATGCTCATGCAGGATATTTTTATGGGAGGAACACTATGTCGAAGAAAAGCAATAAGGTCAAATTTGGCCTGAAAAACTGCCATTATGCAAAGGCGACCTTTGACGAAGATGGCAGTGTCACCTATGCGAAGCCGGTCCGCATCCCCGGTGCAGTCAGTCTTTCGATGGATGCCAATGGCGAGATCGAGCCGTTTTATGCGGACAATATCGCCTACTATGTCGTGAATAACAACTCCGGCTACGAGGGTGATCTGGAAATCGCACTGATCCCGGAGAGCTTCCTCACGGACATCATGCACGAGGAGCTGGATGGCAACGGCGTGCTTGCTGAGAACGCCAATGTGGAACTGGAGCATTTCGCCTTCCTGTTTGAGTTCGATGGCGACCAGCGCCACATCCGTCATGTGCTGTACAACTGTGTGGC